GCAAAAAATAAAATGCATTCTATGCTTGAAGAACTAAAGTCAGATTACATTGTTGTTGAAGGCGCAGTGTTTGTGAAGTCTGCTGATGCTGTAATTAAACTATCATATGTTTATGGGGTTGTTATAGCAGAACTAATGTCTACTGGAGCAAAAGTTATTACAATAGCCCCGTCCTCTTGGCAGGCATACATAGGAAACAAAAACCCAACTAAAGAAGAGAAGCAGGCAATAAGAGCATTGAACCCAGGCTATGCCGACTCTTGGTATCAAAACAAATTAAGAAATATGAGAAAGCAAAGAACCGCTGACTACTTTAATACAAAGTATAATCTAAACGTAGTGGATTTTGATGTCGCAGATAGCTTTGGTATTGCACATTATGCTAATAAAGTGTTAACAGAACGATGATCTGCGAACACGTATATAAAGATTTAGGCACAGGAATGTGCTCTAAGTGTGGAGCAGACGCTCACGGAATCGATTGGAAAAAACAAAATGAGTTGCGTGAACAATGGCTTAAGGACAATCCAGATGCTGGATATGGTGGGTGGATGTCAATATGAAGTTGTATCAAAGTAAAGATTGGCTACATAGAAGATATGTAGTTCAAAAGAAAACAATAACAGAAATTGCTGAAGAATGTAAAGTCTCTGCTATGACTATTCAGAGATATTTAGACCAGTTTGGACTAATTAAAAAACGATGAATATACTAGAGCTTGGGTCTGGCTCAGTCCCTTTACAAGGTGCCGTGCATCATGATAGAATAAAGCATTCCGAATGGATAGATGTGGCATGGGACCTAGAAGTTATTCCTTGGCCATGTAAAAACGAGGAGTGGGATGAAGTCTATGCAATTGATGTGTTTGAGCATCTAAATACAGAAATTGCAGATTGGCTGTCTGAATGTCATAGGATACTTAAAGTCGGAGGAAAACTTACTTTAAGACTTCCAGCATGGGACAACGAATTATCTTATCGTGATCCAACGCATAAGAAAGTTTTTCACCATGAAACATTTGACTATTTTGATCCTGAAAAAGAATTGTATGAATTGTTTGGAAGGTACTACTGGGATAACGTTCCGTTATTTCAGGTGACATTTGTAGGTAGAGAAAATAATGACCTACGATTTGAACTGATTAGGAGATAGTATGTTAAAGCCAGTATTTTCAGACGTACAAGAATTTAGATGTAGTGATTTATATCTTAATGCTATTGGTGCACCAGCAGGACATAAAATATGGTCAACATGCCATGAGCTTGCTCAAATGTTAATTGAAAAGAATATTTCATATGGTAATTCAGCCCTTGAGCCAGCAAGAATATTTTCAACAGCGGACTCAACAGAACAATTAAAAGTTCGTATTGATGACAAATTAAACAGAGTAAAGAATAACCAAGGATTTGCTGGAGACAATGATATTGATGATTTGATTGGCTATTTAGTATTATATAAGATTGCAAAGGCTAAATCTGATTGACATTTTAGTCGACTGAAAGTATAATATAGTAATGAGCGAAATAGAATTATCAGAGCATTTTGATAGAATGAACAAGGTGGTTGAAGAACTTCTTAAAGGAAGTACGCCCACTCAGATTGCCACCACTACTGGGATCCAGCGCAAAGAAGTCCTTGAGCTAATTGACGACTGGAAAAATGTAGTACATAATGATAGCAATATCAGAGATCGTGCCCGAGAAGCTATCTCAGGGGCGGATCAGCACTATGCCATGCTTATCAAAGAGGCGTGGAAAACAGTAGAAGATGCAGATCAATCTGGCCAATTAGGAATAAAGTCTGGCGCATTAAAGCTTATTGCGGATATAGAGACCAAAAGAATTGCAATGCTTCAATCTATTGGCGTACTTGAAAATAATGAAATTGCATCACAAATTGCAGAGACAGAGCGCAAGCAAGACATCCTTGTTAAAATTTTAAAAGAGACTACATCAATATGCCCTAAGTGTAAGATGGAAGTAGCAAAAAGGTTATCCCAAATTACTGGAGTAATTGAGTCAGTCCCAGTAGAGGAAGCCGATGTCGTTTGATTTTAATGACCTCATCGACATGCTCGATGGAGAGGAGTTCGATGAAAAACCAGTCGATCTTAAAACGTTTGTTAGAAGTCCAGAATACCTTGGGCTTCCAGAACTTTCCGACTATCAGTACACGCTTATCGAAAAAAGTTCGCAGATCTATAAAGAGTCAACCCTCATCAAATTATTTGGAGAAGAAGAAGGAAAGATAAGATTTAAACAAACTGCTAATGAAGTAGTGGCTCAATTAGGAAAAGGGTCGGGCAAAGATTATTGCTCAACCATTGCAACCTCATATATAGTATATTTACTATTATGCCTCAAGGACCCAGCGACATATTATGGAAAGCCTCCAGGAGACAGCATTGATATTATTAACATTGCTATTAACTCTCAACAGGCAAGCAACGTATTCTTTAAAGGGTTTAAAACAAGAATTGAAAAGTCACCGTGGTTTGCTGGAAAGTATACAGATAAAGCTTCTGAAGTTAAATTTGATAAGGCTATTACAGTACACTCAGGACACTCAGAGCGTGAGGCTTGGGAAGGTTATAACGTAATTGTAGTTATCCTTGATGAAATCTCAGGCTTTGCAATTGAAAATACAACAGGGCACGAGCAGGCAAAAACAGGCGCAGCCATATATGATATGTACCGTGCATCTGTGGATTCTCGTTTCCCAGACTTTGGAAAAGTAATTCTATTGTCATTTCCTAGATACAAGAATGATTATATTCAGCAAAGATATGATGCCGTAGTGGCTCAAAAAGAAACTATTGTTCGTGATCATAAGTTTAAAATGGATGAAGACTTGCCAGATGACACACAAGGTAATGAATTTAGTGTGGAATGGGAAGAAGATCATATTCTTTCATACAAAATTCCTAGAGTTTATGCTCTCAAAAGACCCACCTGGGAAGTTAATCCAGTAAGAAGTATTGATGATTTTAAAGTAGCATTTTTTACTAACCCACTGGATGCTTTATCTAGATTTGCATGTATGCCACCTGATGCGGTTGATGCATTCTTTAAGTCAAGAGAAAAAGTTGAGAAAGCTTTTAATAAAGGGCATCTTGCAGTAGATAATTTTGGTAGACTTGAAGACTGGTTTATTCCAGATCCAGATAAAGAATACTTTTTGCACGTAGACTTAGCTCAGAAACATGACCATTGTGCAGTTGCCATGGGCCATGTAAACAAATGGGTTAACATTAAAGTTACTGATACATATTCTCAACCCGCACCAATTGTTGAGATAGACGCAGTAAGATTTTGGACGCCAACAAAAGATAAGTCCGTAGACTTTACGGAAGTAAAGGACTATATTCTTTCATTAAAAACACGAGGATTTAAAATTCGTGTATGCACCTTTGACAGATGGAACTCTCATGATATGATGCAACAACTAAAACAATACGGCATTAATACAGAAATTCTATCTGTCGCTAAAAAGCATTATGATGATATGGCAATGATCGTGGCGGAAGAAAGATTGTCTGGGCCACATATACAATTGCTTATAGATGAATTGCTTCAGCTTAAAATAATGAGAGACAGGGTTGA